TTGCATTCCATAAAATTGTGGCATCAGTAGAAGCATCAACCGCATCTTGTATGGTGATACCAGCACCATTAGCATTTGAGGAAGTATCGCCACTACCAAAATTCAAGGTGATGTTCTTATCTTTGACATCCAGGTTAGTTGTATCAATTGTTGTGGTTGTACCTGAGACTGTTAGGTTGCCTGAGATCGTCTGATTCCCTGTCAGGGCTAAAGTTGTACCATCAAAGGTAAGATTAGCTTCACCATTCAAAGTTTGCGCAGTACCGCTTCCTGTAATAAGTCTGTTATCTGCATTATTATTAATAGTAACGGTCGATACAGCATCTATTTGTGTTTGTATATTTGAGGTAACACCATCTAAGAAATCGAACTCAGTAGCGGTTACTCCTGTAGCTCTAAGATCTTTAGCATAATTTAAATCTGTTACTGTTCCTGTAAAACCGTCAAGCTTATTGATCTCGGCTGCTGTAGATGTAACTTCCGTACCACCAATTTGTAGTGCACCTGAGAAGTTTGCGTCGTCGTTGAACTGAGTAGACCCTTCTACTACCAATCCACCTGCCAAACTAACACCAGATGAAGTTGTTTCTAACCGTTTGTTATTATTGTGATAAAGATCTACAGAACCATTTTCAGTTGCAACCAACATATTTTCAGTAGTTGCTGCATTTTTAAGACTAATAGATGTGCCACCAATTACTATTGGGTGTGTAGGTGCAACTAGGAAATTAAAATTACTTGCATGATAAATTTTTAAATCAGCACTACTACCTATTTGTAGTTCTATATTGTCACTAAATTTTAAAGGATTGACTGTAAATCTAGTTGAACTATCTGATCCATCTATAAAGAAATATGTAGTAACTCCGCCCGAGCCATTATCTGATTTAAAGTATATATCACCATCATCTGCTAAATTTTGTATATTTAAATTTCCTGTATTATTTGTGAGAGTAGTATCAGATGAACTTGATGAATGTGTTATTGTAAAATCATTACCATTACCTATTCTCAGAAAGAGATCATCACTAATTTTTACATGTCTTGAAAATCTGTTTTGTGCTTCACTACCATCTAATCTAAAGTATTCTGTTACTCCACCACTTCCGTCATCTGACCTGAAAACTATATCTTTATCATCTGCAAAATTACTAATAAATAAATCACCAGTATTATTTAAAATATGGGTGTCTGTTCCATTATGTAAAAGCCTTACATCTGAAGCAGCACCCAATAGTAATTCTTTGTTGTCTCCTAATTTTACATTTCCCTGAAAACTTGTGCTTAAATCATTATTAAATGTTGCAATAGTACCTTCACTAGAATTTTTGATTTCAAAGTTAGCATTAGAAGTATTTGGAAATATAGTATCTGCTATAACTGCACTTGTAGCAGTTAAGAAACCTGTAACATCCACACCTGTTGAGGTTGTTGTTAATTTAGAACTATTATTATGGTAAAGCACAACTGAACTGTCTTCTGTACCAACAATCATGTTTTCATTTTGTGCTGCGTTCTTAACAATAAACTGACTAGAACTTAATATTAAACCACCAGTCCCATTGTCATGTATTCTGCTATTAGAACCATCGTGGTAGATTTGTAGGTCACTACTTGCACCAAAAATAGCTTTATCGTTGTCACCAAACAAAGCATCATTAGTAAAGATAGCGTCGTCGTTAAATGTTGTTGTACCTTGTACGACTAGCTGATTAGGTATATCTACACCTATAGAAGTAGTCTCAAATCTTTTGTTATTGTCGTGGTACAGCTCCACAGCACCATCTTTGATGAACTTGCCCATAACTTCAGAGCCACCATCAATAGAAATATTAGGCCCATCTGTTCTAATAATTAGGCCATTAGTACCTACATCTTCGATTACTGACTCACTATCGTGATATATAAGTAAGTCATTATCGGTACCAAAAGAAGCTTTAGCGGTATCTTGAAACTCTAGGTTGTTAGTAGATTTGTCATAAATAATATTGGCACTAGCTCCAGTAAAGGTTACATCATCTCTAAAAGTAGATGTACCATTCACATCCAGCTTAGTTGCTGGTGAATTTGTTGATATGCCTACGTTGCCTGTTTTTTCAAATACTGCAATTGTAGTCAAATTTGAAACTCTAGTTCCTGTTGAATGAATCCTAAAATCATCAGCAGTAGCGTTAAAACTTTTTAGTTCGAATCTGTCAGAAGTTGAATTGTTTATAAAGCCAAAACCTTCATTACCATTTCTTAGTAAAATACTTGAAGCATGATTATTTGAATCTGAGCCTACTATATCAATAGCAGATTCTTCACCATGAACTCTTATGCCGCAATCTTGTGCATAATCATAATAAAATACACTTGGTCCTGAACCTTGACCTGCTACATCTAATTTAGCTACTGGATCAGAAATTCCAGCACCAACGTTACCTGAACTATGAGCTCTAAGTGCTTCTGTACCAGCAGGTTTAAAAATAATGCTACGAGAACCTTCTGTTATAAAATTAAAACTATCACTCAGGGTAGTAATACTAAATCTATCTGTACCGCCATTATCTCTAAACCTAATGCCGTGGTCGTCATCATCAGTAGTATCTTGTAATATTAAGGTTGGATTTGGTTCTGCAATTAAAACATCACCAGAGCAGGTTATGTTGTTTATATTAGTAAGATTTCTTGAGCTGTCTATTATTTGTGTTGCTGATAATCTGTAACCAGTAGCATTATGGTTTCCTGAGGTAGTAGCACCATCAGAAGTGGTAGCAAGTTTTAAGGAGTTGTCGTGATATAACAGAACCCCACTATCACCTGTAAAATTAGCAGCTGTTTCTGAGCCTTGCACAAAAATATTTACATCATCAGCCGCTGTAAGACTTACATCATCTCCAGTACAACTTATATTTAAATCACCTGTAGCATTTTCTATTCTTGAATTTGTGCCATCATGAAAAATACTCATGTCAGCAGAGTTACCAAATTGTCCTTTTATGTTATCTGAAGCAACAAAGTTCTTTGAGAATACTGTTTTTACAATACCCCCATCTAATCTCATATATTCTGCTATTCCACCAGAACCATCATCTGATCTGAAAAATATATCTGCATCATCAACATATTGTGTGATGTAAAGACCACCTGCATGATTTTCTATATTGTTGTTACCTGAAGTACCATTATGGTAAATTCTTAAATCTGCATCTGCACCAAGCTGTATTTTCTTTGAATCAGGCATAGTTATAGATTCAAGGTTTGTTAGATTTCTTGAGCTATCAATAACTGTAATAGAATCTACTGCATAACCACTTGCTGAACGAATAGGTAACGCTGATTTAACTTGAAATACTCCTGCAATATTACCCCCACCTGATTTTTGAAATACAAAGCCTCTTGATGAACTATCTGCTGAAGCACTCTGAACAAAACTAAAATCATTACTTGTTCTGTTTGCGATAAAGTCGCCATTATCAACTTGGATAGAACCGCCTGTTGTTCTGATGGCTCCTGAAGATGTCAAAACATCTACTGTTGCTGTTCCTGTAACATCTATACCTGATGAGGTTGTTTGAAACTTGACAGAATTGTTATGCCTAATATCTACACCAGCACCATCTATTGCTTGTAAATATGTTGCAGACGCTCCACCATTTGTCAATCTTAATTGTGTGCCACCAAGAAATAAGTCACCAGTTCCTGTATCTAAAATTTTACTATTAGAACCATCATGAAAGATTTGTAGGTCAGATGAATCACCAAAGACTGCTTTGCTGTTGTCTTGGAAAAAAAGAGTATCGTTAAGGTGTACTGAACCTGAAGCATTAGTAATAACATCTACATCAAGTGTGCCAACTTCTATTGGATGACTAAAATCAAATCTGTCTGAAGAAGCATCCCATAAAATAGTTGCATCTGTCGTTGAATTAACCGCATCTTGGATAGTTATACCTGCGCCGTTAGCGTTAGAAGATGTATCTCCTGCTCCAAAATTTAAAGTTATATTCTTGTCTTTAACATCTAAATTAGTTGTGTTGATGGTAGTGGTAGTTCCGGAAACAGTTAAGTCTCCTGAAATCACAACGTTACTAGAGAAAGCTCCTGTTCCTGCGCTCAAAGCAGAAGAACCAATATCTATTGCACCAAATCCTGAGCTTATTGCACCAGAACTAAGGGTACCTACAGTTGTTATTTGTGATTGAGCAGCATCTACAGAAAGAGTGATATTATTACCGGAAGCACTAGAAGTTAGACCTGTACCCCCTAATATACCTAACACCTCACTATCTAAATCAATAGAAATATTTGTAGAACCGTCAGTAACATCTAGATCTTCTGCGGTTATTTGTGTATCTACGAAGTCTTTTACAGCGGCAGAAGTAGGTACACTAGTATCGTTATCGTTAGATGCAATACCTTCAGATTCTGTCACAATCGCAGAAGCTTTGAAGTTATCTATTTCTATATTTGATAATGTATTATTATCAACATCTATAGTCTTGTTAGTTAAACTTTGTGACCCTGTTAAGGTTGCTACTGTACTATCTATAGCAAAAGTAACACCATTACCTGAAGCAGTAGAGGTAATACCTGTACCGCCTAGTAATGATAAAGTTTCACTAAATAGATCTATCGCAATATTACTAGAGCCATCTGTAATATTTAAAGTGACTGCTCCTGTTGATGATATGTTTTGAAAAGCAGAACCGTCCCAATACTGTAATGTGGTGGTAGAGGTATTATAGATTATTTGCCCTATATTAAAGTTTAGGGTATCTCTTTCTGCTGTTGTGAGCTGTAATGTGTTGTCAGGATCAACAGATCCTAAATTGATCTCTAGGACCCTTACTAATTGATTAAATGTCTCAGAAGTGACATTAGGGCCTTGAGAGAAGGGTAAGTTAGTTTGTAGTAGTTTTGCCACTATCTTCTCCCGTCGCTTCTAAGATCTAATCTTGTTGCACCTAACCTCCATCCTGTACCAGAATTACCAGCATCACCATCATTAGATTCAACTCGTAAAACAAATTGTCTACCTCTTGATCTAATAAAAAGTTGTTGTGTAGTTGGAGTAACGACTGAATCTGATGTTGTGCTCAAAGAGTCACCAGGGAAGTTTCTTGTTTTTGTTATCACTTTTAAATTTCCTCCACTTTCAGATAAAAACTTGAAGTCAGGAATAACTCTACTTAAAAATGCAAAATTGTTCCCATCTTCTAAATCAAGATCAGATGACTCTATAAATACGTTAGTCATTTCTGATCCGTCGTCGTCAAAGCCTACTTCGTGTTGAAATAGATTTGGAGCTTTGACGGCTTGTGGGAAAGGTTCAACTCCTGAGTCCAACCAAGCAGTCCTCACCAACTGTCCATAATACCAAATATTATCTACATAATTATAAATTACATAACGATCTATTTCTTCAGAGTTTTCTGATGGGTAAAACCAACCTACTTCATTATGTTCTTTGTTACTGAAACCAAATATTTTGAAAGCCTGAGATACATTTAAATCTGAAAATACATAATTTTTTACACTACAAGGTAGTTTTTGTACTGCACCACTATAAACATAAAAACTATCGTAAGACATAAAATATACACCACCAGGTGCTGTTATAGCTGCCTTAGGCCCAATCAACCCTGTAGAATTATCAATAAGATTTACTGCAAAAGTAAAAGGCGGTCCTATAAATTGCATACTGTATACAGAAGTATCAGTAAATATAACTATTTCTTGTCTTGATTTGACACCACCAATAATCTGAGATCCTGAAGATAACCTGACGGAACCAGCAGTATTAGTCGTTGTCGGGTTAAACTCAATATCATTTTCTTGATCACTAAAAGCAACTAACATAGGATCAACTACCCCTGTTCTATTACCACCTGACAGCGGGTCAGCACCTAAAACTATAAGATGTCTGTCTGTTTCTGATGTTATCACTTGCAAGCCTACCGTCGGGACTTTGCTAGCGCTCCCTACAGTTGATAGCTGTACAGCAGGTGTGTTTGTGCCATTGTTTTCTACCCATCTATATATTGAACCACCTCTAGCATTTATTATAAGGTTTTCACCAAAATTATCTTGTGACCACAATCTTAATTGATTTATAGAACTTAAAGAATTTGTAGACCCCCAAGACCCTGTATTCCAACCATTTACACCCCAGCCTGTACCTGCAACAAAATTGTCTAGCCCAACATTTATTTGATATGTGCCATCTACGCCACTACCACCATTACCTGATTCATCATCTGAATCAGCAGTTGCTGAAGCAGTAAAAGTGTAGGTATTTGCAGAAGGGACAGTAGTAATCTGATGTTCTTTGTTTAGCACAGTAGCTGTTATGTTGCCCCCTAAAGATACTGCTTGGCTGATAGTCACAAAATCTCCTACAACAGCACCATGGTTATTATCAGTAGCAGTTATGGTGCTCGAACCGTTAGTAGCTGAAAAAGTTATGCTGTTTGTTGAAGTTTTACGAGTAGGTGTAATATCAGCGAAAGTACCACCAAACTCAACATAATATTTTAGATGTGTGCCTATACCTAAATATTTTTCTCCAGTATTACTTATCCAGTTGTGTAAAGCACGAGGAGTACCTTCATATGTGTTTGTCGTGAGTTTTTGCCAACCACCAAACTTTTCAGGCCTACCAAACCTAAAGCGCACTAAATTGCAGTCGAACCACCCGCCTTCTGAATCGTATTCAGTTCCTTCTCTGTCTATACCTGGAGCAAAGGTTATTTTTTGAATAGCCATAACTTAAAGATATTCTATCTCGAAGTTAATATTATAGCTAGATTTGGTGTTAACCGTGGTATACGTCTGTTTTCATCATGCCGGCCAACTCATTAGCTCTGCCTTTAACTTGTTCAGCCCATTTGCTATCTAGCATTTGTACTGCAACTTCGTCGTAATCTTTGGCATGTAAGGCAAACAACATGTTTTTGAATTTAAACAATCTATTACCTAGATTAAAATACATATTGATGAGAACGATTTTTCTTGTTTCTGACAGACTGTCAAAACACTCAATTCTTGATGTTAAGATTTTAATACAGTTTTTAATATCATTATTTAAAAGATATTCAGCCTCGTCTTGAGATATGCCTCCTCCTAATCTTTCGTCTATTAGCCTGCCGTAGCCTATAGTAAGATATTTTTCAGGAGTAGAATCTTCGTAGGCATGTGATACAAAACCTTCGTGTATTCTCAACATATGACTTACTTTACTTTCTAATGTTTCTGCGGTCATGATAAATTGCTTTCTACTAAAAGAGCAACTACGCTACAAATCAAGCCTACCAACAAAACAATAAGCGTAGTCAAACCCCCTGATACTTTTTGTTGCAATTCTTTAATTTCAAGTTCTATATCTACAAACTTGTTAAAAACAGTTTTCCATCTTTCTTCGCTTTCTTTTTGATGAACAGATAACTCGAGATGGACCTCTGCTGCTGTTTTTCTGGCCACTTACTTTTTAAATTTACTTAACCATTCAGGTTTGTTTTTAGATATCCACCAATATCCTACCAAACCCACAACAATTGCAACAATTATGTATTCCATTATTTTTTATCCTCTTTGGTATCTTTAGGTTTTTCTTCTTTTAATTCACCAACAGATTCAACAACTGGCTCCTGCATGTCTTTCAGCTTGTCAGTTATATAATTTCTCATCTGATAGATGACTTCTAATTCTTCACCTTTGATAGCACCTCTAGCAAGAGATACTTCAACAAGTTGTAACGCTATTATTAAAAATTGTTTTTCGTCCATAAAAAAGATTATACAAGAAATTTAGCCGATAACCAAAGCGCCCGCATTTGAAACAGTTAATAGGAAGTTTGACCCATCAGGTGATTTCAGCATTATGCCTTTACCAGCAGTATGTAATCTTAAATCCCCATCAGCCTCGAATTCAGCTCTCAAGACGTTGTTGTGATAGTATTGGAATGCTCCAGTTTCTGCACTACCTATTTTTATTGGTGCTGAGTTATCAGTATCTAATCTCATATATGTACCATTAGAACCGCCGTCTGATGCTAGGTTTAACACTTCACCACCAGCTCCTTTGAAAACATTAATAGCGTATGAAGAATCTAATAAAGTTATAGAACCGTTGAGATTATTAACACTATTAGAGAAACTCGTCGTTCCATCATTGTTAACATTTATTTGTCTAGTTGTTCCAACTGTAGACCCTCTTCCGATTAATAAATCATCTCCACTATCATCTAGGCCGATATAAAAATCTTGAGCATTACCATCAAAAACTATTTTTGCATCTTCAGCATCTCCGTCTCCTAATGTCAAAGTTGGTGTTGTACCTGTAATTTTGACTGAATCAGTCATAACAACATCTGTTAGGACAGATACAATATTGGCAGAACCGCCTCCCCCATCAGAATAAACTGCCATAACTGAACCATTAGGTATAGTGACGTTAGAGCCTGAGCCTTGACTGATAATTATATTTTGAGAACCGCTAGTAGCATTTTCTATAAACCAAACTTTACTAACGGTATTTGGTGCTAAGGTAATAGTACATGCACTATCAAGTGTACCGGTATATTTAAGATATAAAGACCTACCAGGATCTGTAGAACCATCAGCTATTGTCGTAGTATGTGTATCAGCATTCGTGGTAATAGCTTCAGTACCAAAGCTAAAAGCTTCAGCAACTAGTGATAAATTAGTATTTGTTGATGTTCCCCAAGTGCCTGACTCAGCTCCTGTAGCTATTTCTTTTAATCTGAGATCGTTGTTAAATGTAGCCATATCAGTATTATGCCAACCTAATTATAGAATTGGAAGCTCCTGTTGATGGGAAAGTAATCGTAAAATCACTTGCTGTAGCTGTAATATCTCGTTCAAAATCTAACACACAAACAGCTTTATTGCTGTCTGATGAATTATAAATTAAGGCTCCAGCAGCTGTTAGACTAACATTTGAAAACGTAAGGGGATCAAAATCAACAACTGCTGTTGTGCCATCTGTAGATGGTGTGCCTGTTTTGAGTGTAAGAGTAGCTCCGCCTGAAGTATAGTTTGTACCAGAAACTTCACCACTTGTTGTAAAAGCAGTTGTAGAAGCATCTAACGAAGCAGAACTTGTATACAAAGCCAATTTAAATGTATCAGGCGAACTAGCTTTTTTGAAATTGTGTACACCCTCTAACAATTCTTTCTTAAAAGAAGTACAAAGCGTTGATGTAATAGCCATAACTTATATTACCATTTTTTCGGTTCTGGTGGGTCTTCTCTGCCTGCCACTATTTTTGGTGGTTCGGGTTCAGGTATTACTCTTTGTTGGTATTCGCTTTTTTTCATGGCTATATAGTCACCCGAACTATTTTGCAAAATTACCATAGGATCATCTAAACGATGGTAGCCGTAAAGTTTGTCTTCCGCTGATTCGTTAGAATCTAGCAACGAAGAACTATGACCTACACCCACCTTACATCCTTTAGAAATTAGTTTTCCTAACCAATATTCTACACATCCACGACCTTGTTCAGCGAAGTGTAAGTTACCCTTATAGCTATAATCTACACCGTACAAAGACAAACGGCCTACTTTACACATATATGCAAAAGCGACTGCATAAGCGACTGTATTATTGAGATAACAAGATTTACCAGCTTGCATTACATCATTTATAGGATATTCAACTAATCCTGGACATCTTTTATCCAACTCACATGTATAGATAGGGCCCATATGTGTTTTAAGAACTTCACGCATAGCAGGTGTTTGACTACCTGCAGCATCTGAATCAAGAAACCTAGAAGCTGGATCTAACATAAATACTCTATCGTGAAATATAACTGAAGATACAGCATTTATCGCCCAAACTTCATCAAATTGTGCACCATGACTTTTAGCTAAATTATAGTCATGCCAGCTTTTGCCTAAGGCAACGATTGCAATATGCTTGCCTTCTAGTTGTGATATATCTTTCATTAAGTTACAGGCTTTCTCAGCGAGTCGTAACGGTACTCGTCTTTTCTTCCTCTTGCTTCTGCACGATTTTTAAGTCGTGCTAGTTCTTGTTGGTATCTAGCATCATATACTTGAAACATGTCAGGATCACCTTTCATAAAAGTGTAACCTTCTATTAAACAACCATATAACAATAAATTTCTTGCGTTATTGGACAACCAAGTGCCCGTTGTGTCTGTTACTAATGAATTTGGTTTGAACAGATAGTTTAATTCGGCACTATAGTTTGCATCTGGTACTGGTGCTAGTAACAAGGTAGATGAACTAGTACCCTTTTCTTTTTCCGCATAATATTCAGGTAATGCTCTTTTTGTTGAATCTGTTGGATCAACATCATATTCTTGTATAAAAGATGGGTGTTTTTTGTCTAAATAATGATAATCAGAGTTTGAGTCAATTACGGCAAAACTGAAAGCTAACACATAGTCAGATGGCGTAGCTATTGTTTTTGTACCAGCTGACAAGGTTAAAGTAGCTGTTTTTCTGAAGTTATCAAACTCAACCTCTTCGAATATTCGTTCTTCAGCATTTTTTATTATATCGTCCAAAGAATTTACAAAAGTGGTTTCAGAATTTTGTAAATAATTTTTTATTAGTAAAACTAATTTATCTTTATCCATTATGATATTGTAACTGTTCCTAAAGCAGATGTAATTTCAAAACCTTCAAAACTTATACCAACTATATCAGAAGCTGTATAAACTCTACCATCACCTCCCTCTACATCTGTATCAGGCCTCGGGTCAAATATTGCTTCAGAATCAGCTGGGTTAGTAGTTGGCTCTAATTGTGGGTGTTTCGGTTCATAACATTCATGACAGACTTTAAAACCTGTCCACTCTTTTTTTAAATCTAGTAATTTAAATTTGAAACCGCATCTATCGCATAAAGCTACAGTAAATTTTGCAGTTGCATAAGACATTAAGACATCCTTACCGAAGGCCTCACTCTGAATGATGCTCTATCTTCATCTTGATCAGCAGCTCTTCTGAACTCTTCTTCATAAACTGCTTTCAAAGTAGGTGTGAGTTCAGGGTTCTTTTTCATACTCAGATAGTAAGCAAGACCTGCTACAAAACAGGGAAAAAATCTAAAAGGCATGTCCATAGTATTTTTTGGATCATCAACATCATCCATTCTGGTAAGCTTGTTGAACCGTATTATGTCTGTTGAGTTTTCAGGAGTAGGATATAAGAAAATTGCAGGATTGTTTTGTTTATCTAAAAAGTATTGCGAAGGTTTAGCCTCTGTAGCTTTGTTTGGTAAATTAAAAAATTCTGATCTAGATAGCTTGTCTAATCGTATATCTGTAGTTGTTGAACCTTCTGTTCTTCTTATTGTGACATCTAGGATATCAATAACATTTGTACCTAAGCTATAACTATTTGTACCTTTGGTAACAGTTTGTGTGCCTGTTTCTATCGTCCACTCATTTAAACCTCTATTAGCCCATTCTGCTAACATAAGGTTTGCTGATCTGATAGCAGTTTTTAGATCATACCCAGTTCTGAGTTCAACACCACACCTTTCATATGCTTCTTCTATAAACTCTGTAATATTGAGTTCAAAGTTTGTGCTTCCTGATGTAGCCATTATTTTCTTCTTCTATTAACTGTTTTTTTCTTCACACCAGTATATTTTTTTTGGTCTTTTTTCATTTTTTCTAATTTTTTTGCCTGAGCAGCGTGAAGTTTACTGGCCTTTTTTAAGCCTTTAATAATTTCGTTCAAGTCTTTTGTGTAATGCATTTTTAGTCCTCATATAAATTATTAAATGTAATTGAAGGATCTAAATAGCTTTCATGACCTTCAGCAGAATGCGCCCATTGTGACGGTTTAAAGTCAGGAGCACCTTCGCCAGTCACCCATAAAGCAGGGCTTGTAGCTCTTACTCTATTGTTTGGTAAAGCAACTAAATTACCTTTCCAATTACAATCTTCTGTTATATATAATACATGAGATTGCTTATGTTGTGCAGGGTCATCTGCAATAGAGTTATTTGTGTAGTCTACGGTAAATAAATACTTAGCTTGGTAAAAACCGCCTTCTATTTTTGCTAACCAAGGTGAAGAACTGACTCTATCCATTACAACTACTGCATGATCTCTTGATTCACAGTCCCAAGGTTGAGCTAGATGATCTTCCATAGGATCAGGAAAATCTTCCATAGGTATATCTGCTACCATGCCTTGTATAGGCATTCTGGCCCACATAGCACCACCATGTATATTAAGCTCATCATTGTCTTCACAGTTACATTCTTCACCTGTAAAAACTACTTGAAAACTTAAGGATCTGTCAGGAATAGTATTAACAGCTATGGCTAAAGCATGTATATACTCGTCGTGATATTTTTCGTGATTATGGGTAAATTCTCTTCTTACCCAGCATTTGAAATGCGGGATATTACTTATTAAATTTGGCACTATCTACTATATCTTGCTCTTCTTCTAGCTGCATTCCCGGCTTTCATGATTGAACCGCCTTTTGACTTTTTCATGATTCTTCCACCTTTAGATTTCTTCATCATCATACCGCCTTTTGACTTTTTCATCATTGAGCCACCTTTGGACTTCTTCATAATCTTTCCGCCCTTAGATTTTTTCATCATGCTACCATTTTTAGATTTTTTATAATGTCTTGGCATTTTTACTCCTTAAGTTATCTCATTGTAGTTATTTTTCTACGATTATTCATCACTTTACCACAACCTTTTGCTATAAAACCGCCTTTTTTCATTTTGACTTTTGCTTTGGGAGTATTAGCTACAACAGTTTTGCCTTTACTTCCTGCTTTTTTCTTTTTTCTTGCTGTGGATGCTCTTTGTGATTGTGAAAGACTTCTAGCTTTTGCAGCTGGTAAACATCTATCAGGATTTTTTTTATCTTTGCTGGTGCCACAAGGACCTTTTATCTTACCGTCAGTCCCTATGCGAACCCAATTTTGTTCACGCCATTGTTTTAGTTGGCCCATTATCTTCGCCTGTCAGCCATAACAGCGCCTTGACCCCTGATTGATACTAAACCGCCTCTAGCTTTCTTTACTTTTTTGCCTTTTGCTCCTTTTGCATAGTTTGGATCTTTACAATATTTAGAAGCGGCCATATTTGCATATGCGGAAGGATATGTATCAAAGGTTCTTTTTGCCCAGGCTTTACCTTTTGGACAAATTTTACCACCACTTTTTGCTTTCTTTGCCATATTTCGATTATATATCAGATTCTGGCACATATGCACCAGAGTCTATTAATTTTTTTCTATTGACCATGTGTTCTGCTTCAACATCATCTTTACTTTGACCAAAATACTTAACGGCTAAGTTTTGAGCTACCATAGCTTGATTGACATCTAATCCATCCACTACGATACTGCCTAAAACTCTACCATACTTTCCTTTAGAATCTTTGAGTTCACTTCTTAAAACTATTTCATCACCGTCATCTATAGATTCTTGTAAAAATTTGGATGCAAGTTTACCTCTTGCTTTTTCATCTAGGTCACGAGTTCTGGATTCAGGAGTGTCAATACCGTATAGACGTACACGACATTTATGAAGGATACTAAAGCCGAGGTCGAGGACACAATCAATTGTATCCCCATCGACCACACGAGTTACCTCGCATTTATATTCGTACATTATGCCCAGATAGCACCACAGATGGTTTGCACTAATGCATCCTCACCTGAAACATCAGTAGCTGCACCACCGTCGGCTACAAACTTACCTAAATGTTTTACTTCTGTTGCAACTGTACCGTCCAAATGTGCATCTGCTCCTGTACCAGATAATTTATTTTCATAAACAACCATAACTGTAGGATGTTTTGCATTTGCTGTTGCATCTGCTGAACTATCTGCTAAAGGATAAACCTCTGCTCTTTGGACTGATTTCGTACTTGAAATTGCCATTATTTAACCTTCCTTTTTTTATTTTTTGGTTTTATTTTTTTTGCCTTAGGTTTTACTACGACATCGTCTTTGTAAACCATTTTATAGGCTTCATTCTTTGCTGTCGATTTATCATCAGCGACATATCGACCATCTTCATCACGATTTCTGACTCTTACCCAGCCAAAAAATTCTTGCACTTTTTCCCAAAAGCTCATATTAGCACCTCCAGCGCCTGCGAGCCTGCCTAATCCTTGAATTTGGATCATTTCTTGTTTTGGCAGAACTTCGTTTTAGTTGTCCCAAGGATCTTGCGCAATAAGATTTTCTTCTTTTTGCAGCCTTACTGCCAGGCTTTACTTTACCCGTCACAGCAGTTTTAAGTTTAGATCCTGGGTTTTTTCGTCGGTATGCTGCTACACCTTTCTTGGTCATACCAGCACCAGACTTAGTAGGTCGATAGTTACCACCACGACCTACTGTTCTTCTTATGTTTTTAGCCATACTCTTTTACAAGTTCTAATATTATTGAATATGTATCACCTGATGAGTGGCCAACTGTTGTAAAGAGAATATCTCCTGTTTTTCCACTACCTGCATTATTAGGTATACCTGTGAAATTGTCGTAGTATTCATCACCTGTGCTATCAGCCGGTAGTCCTGTAATCAAGACATTACTAGTAGCATCGAAAAATAAATTTACGCCCATTCCTCTTGTCGCCCAATAAATTCTTTGGATAGTTACACTCGTACAAGCATCGCCATTAGCGTTCGCTTGTAAAGCAGAAACATCAACCTTAGCAACAGCACTTTCCCCTGTTCCATCAGAAACATTTGTAAATTTCATGACGGCTTTTCTTTGACCGTCTTGAATAGTTTGTGTTGTTACTGCATCAGCCATTATTTCCTACCTTATGAGTCAGCAAATGGAGTTACTAAGGTTCCTGACCCAAGCAATATTCCTTCTACCATATATTTGTTATCTGCTATTGCAACAACATTTACCACACTACCTGCTAAACCACCACTTGTGGTCCCATCTAATGTAATAACATCATTTGAAGCACCAGAAATAAATGTTTTTCCTGTTGCATTATTTACGCCAGTATACAATCCACCTACAAATTTATCTGTACCGTCTGTCTTGATATCTAAATCAGTAGCAGCTGTATCAATTACAAATGTAAAAGAAGCTCCTAAATTATTAGCTTGGTTTGGATCACTAGAATCACTAGGAACGGTTGGTACGATTGTTGGTAAAGTAAATTT